GTGCCAGACGACACAACCACGGCTTTGAACAATACATCCGTAGCGTCACACACATATGCTTGAATATCTGAAGCAGCGGTGCTGGCTGGATAGTTTTGTCGAAAAGTCACTTGGGAAGTGCTTGGATCGGTGTAAGTTACACCCATGAAAACTCCGATAGGAGTCATAGCAGCATCGAACGTATCACGCTCGACAGTGCCGCCAGCTACCAACTTAACAGCGTCACCATAGAAGATACTCGTCGCATAGCCGCTAGCTATACCGTATTGACGAGTTGTACCTACGTATGGAACACCACTAAGCAGCTTCACCGGCTTTAGCCCATAAGGGGCATCGACTGTTGGATAAGCCATGATGTTAACCTCTTAACAAAAAGTTTAATTACCTTTACCAAAATTGGTAACTTTTGTGCTGCGCTCGTTGAACAAAGGCATACGAGGGTCGTTTTCGCGCATGAGGTTGTTGTCTACAGAATGCATCTGCGATCTAGTTTGGTTTTCGTAATAATCATTACGCTCCTTAACTAGCTCTGTTGGAGCCTTACAAAGAAGTAACCCACCTTGCAATATATTACCTTCAAATCTTTCGTCTTTGTCGGTTAATGCAAACTCTGGGTGATCTTCAGCTTTAACTGGCTCCCAACCTTCACGTAATTTTGAGGAAACATTAGTAGCGTCTGTTTGACCCTGAGTAGATACGCGCACCCAACGAAACTCATAGCCATCCTGCGGCTCTGGCGAAGGTAATACCTCTGGCCGTTGCCACGAACGCTTACGAGTAGTTGTCTCGCGGGTTTCGCTATCTCTCTTGATTCTGTTTTCAGCCATTATTAATTTCCTCGTTCTAATGCAGCCATTTGTTTGGCGTATTCTTGTGGAGTTATACCAAGACGTTTGGACAAAGCTACTTGTGTTGGCGATAATCTTACCTTCTTAGGGCTTGTGCTCCGCGTAGCGGGGGCCACCACATTTGAGCTTCGTTTTACTGTCTGTTTGGAAACTTCCTCCTCAAATTGATCTGGAAATACTTGTCGCATACGAACGTCAATGCGCTCGTAGTATTCGTTACTTCGGGGGTCTACCCCATCGTTCACTAGCTTTTGATGCACACCTAAAGCAAAACTTTGCATTTCAGGGTCTGTATCAAACCAAGAGTTGTTTGCTTTCCACTCTTCGGCTCTAGTGTCGCGGTAAACCTCTTGGGTATTCGTTGATTCAATGTCTTGTACAGGACTTTCCTCTTCCTGTAAAGCAGGTATTCTGAAGTTATTTAGGCGTTCTGACTTTAACTTAGCAGAAGTTAGACTTTCCTGTGCGTCAACAACCGCCTCAGAATTGCCTTCTTCGTAAGCAACCTTATATGCCTGTTTTGCGGACTCTATTTCAGAACTGGCATTTTTCTTTGCCTGCTCAAGCAGTGCTTCTTGGTTTTTAGCTACATTGCCCTTTAACTCTTTGTTTTCGTCAACGAGTTTTTGCGCTAACCGTTCTAGCTCTTGACGCTCGCGTTCGGCTGCTTCTTTAGCTCGGCGTTCATCATGGTAGCTTTTACTAAAGTGCTTGAGGCGATTTTGAACTTTCTTAGAGTAGTTCTCTAATTCTTCTTCAGTAACGTCACTGGGCGGCTCAGAAGGCTTACGATTACGATCTGCTACAGGAGTGTCATCGACAATCTCAATGTCAAACTCATCTTCTGCTTCCGGTTCAACTTCAGCTTCAGCTTCAACCTCAACCTCAACTTCAGCCTCTGCTTCTTTATAGTCTTCGGCTGTCTTTTTACCGGATAAATCAATCTCCATTGCACCGGAGTCTTCTACTTCTACCACCAATTCTTGTTCTTCCTCATTAGGGAAATTAAATTCTACTTTTTGGAACGGCATAACTTACTCCTTATACTCGTGATACGCCACGAGGATCTGCTACAACGGCTTCAATAGAGTCATCGTTCATTAGACGATACTCTAAACCATCAACCTTGAACCTTGTGCCAGAGTTAGCACGAAACATCACATAGTCACCTTGCTTACACCAAGGGCCGGTGGGGAATCGTTCGGCATCGCTGTAGGCTTGGTCACCCATATCCACTACAAGTCCAATAATGGACATGACGTGTTCTTGGTTTCTTTGCGTATCCGTCTTCAGTAAGTTAGTACCGTCAAAGGTTTCTTCGACTTGCGGTAATGCAATCAACACCCTATACCCCACAGGTACGGGTAGTTGTGCTTCTACCTCTTCTTCCGAGACTATTGCTTCTGCAATGTCAGTCATCTCCATACTCCAAATTGCGCGAGAGGTCTTCTACATAGCCCAGACAGGTTTCGAGACCCCGAATTAAACCTGTGGTTTCCTTATACATGGAGAAGTCTTTTGCTCCTCCGCTGCTTAGAAATTGTAGTGCAGAGTCCCTATCGGACTCGATTTTTTCTCTTAGCACGTCAAAGACGGTTTTAGCCATTATTGGCCTCTGTTGTTATTGGAATCTTTCATTGCTTTAAGCAAGTCAACGTCTGCTTTTGCATTGTTCTTACGTCGTTCAGCAGCCATCTTTACGCCATCTTTCTTAGCTTCTAGCATTAACTCTTGTTCTTTAAGAGCTAACTCAGCCTGATCTATCTGTGAGTCTTGCATCTGGTCACGAGCTTTCAGTTCTAACTCTGCTTGTTTGACCTGCGCGTCCATCTGGTCTTTAGCTGTCTTACGCTGCACTTCTTGCTGCTTGATCTGTAACTCGGCTTGTTGCATCTGAATAACAGGATCTTGAGCTTTCTGCTGCGCTTGCTGCTGTGCGGCTTGTTGTTGATGTTGTTGAGTGAGCTGTTTGCCTGCATCTGCTACCAGCCTTGCCAAGTTCACTTCCACCTGCTCTGGCAACTGCTCGCCCGGAGGTGGTAGCGGTGCACCTAATTTCTCTTCTACCTGCTTGCGGTAGCGGAAACCAAGGTGTTCTGCAATATGTGCCTGTAGCGCCGCCATAATTGGCTTCGCTTGGGGGTTTTGCCCGATAGACTGCATAATCATTGGGTCTTGCATAAACGCCATGTGCGTAGCTATATGAGCGTCGTGATCTTGATATATAAACGCTTTCATTGGCTTACCAACAAGAGCATCCATGTTCTCGCTGACCGGATCGGTCGGTTTTGCGTCGTCCTCTGTAGGAACAAGTTTGTCTGCGTTCTTAACACCCAGCACTTCAATCATCTGCCTGTGCAACTGCGGCAGGTCGTATATCTGAGGTGCGGACTGTGACATCTGAAGCACTGCTTGGTACTGAACCACACGCTGTGCCATCGTAGAACTGTTCGGATCACTGACAGGGATTACGTCCACCATCATGTAATCTGCTACACGGGCAGATACCGCGCCTCGGTACGGCTGGTAATCGTACTGCTCCGGTGCATTCTCAGCCATGATCGCTTTGAGCATCTTAAACTCTTGCTTCATGGCGTAGTGAACACGCGCCTGTACCGCCGCCATTGGCTTCAAGGTACGTTCTAGAAGCGCCAGAGTAGTTCCCACAGGAGCATTTGCTGACATGTCCGAAATGTTCATGTCGCTGATAGCACCCAGCCTACGGCCTTCTGTAGTGATCTGGTTGAGTAAAGCTAGTAGGGTCTGGCTTGGCTCCTTATAAGGAAGCGGCATAATGTTGTCGCGGATACTGCCTGACGGCACGTCTACATCCTTGAACTCTCCCGGTTCTATGGGAGTGTCATCACCTTTAATACGCAACCCACGAGACTTGAGACCTCCGGGCAGGTTAGACAGCGTACCGGCATCTACAAGCTGCCGTATAATAGAAGTACCTGCTTTAGCGTACCCACCGATTATGTGAATCAGTCCCAAACCATAGAACCCAAATCCGGGCACGTATACATAATGTACGAAGTGCTGACGCTTCAGCATCAACTCATCTTCTTCACTCCAGTTACGGCGAATGCCCAAAACTTTGTTGTTGCCACGCTCTAGCGTCACGACGTAGGGCTTCGCTATCTGATCTTCTTCATCACCGTCTTCTTCATCCACACCTTCTATAACTAAGTCAGCGTGTATCTCATATAGTGTGAAGCGATCATCGTCAGTAAGTGAGTAGCCACCCTCTTCAGCCTTACGCTCTTCTATGTCTGTGTGGTACGGCGTTGGATCACCTAGTTCTACGTCCTTATAGAACCCTACAGACTGTAACTTCTTCAGCTCGTTCTTAGTCTTACGCATAATGTGCGTAACACGTTCTGCACTTTCTACATGCGATGCGCCGTATGGCACCACCACATCTTCTGCTGGTATGTACACAGCCGTTTGACGGCCTATGTTTGGATCAAAATACACCTTCTTAAACGCACTGCCAGCCAAGCCAAGGCTGTAGAGCAAACGCTCGTGCTCTGGCCTGTACTCCACCATGCGCTCGGTGAGTTCGTAGTTCATATCGGCTTTTACGCGCTGTGCAGCTTCTTCCTTATCCTTAGTTTCTTCTCCAAGGACTTTTACTTTTACAGGGCCAGCGGCGGGAAACGTCTCAGACATGGTTTCTGCTTGGAAGCGTATGGCCGCTTCAGCAAGGACTGTAGAGTACACACCACACGCGCCTTCCCAAGGTTCCGTGCGCTCTTCATACTTAAAGCCCAGCACATCAAGACCCTTAACGAAAGTATCCGCCCAGTCTTTGCGGCTCGCTATATCTGAGTCTACAAGCCCAACAAGTTCTTCAGCTAAGGCAATGAGGTCGCTGTCCTCCATCGCGTCTGCGATGTTGTCTCCGAAGTCAATGATATCTGTCTCATCGCCGCCGGGGATCAGTGTGATCTCCATGCTGCCATCGTCCAGAGTTACCGCGTCTGGGTTGACAATCTCAATCTCAAGCGCACTTTCTTCTACAGCTTCTGCTTCGATGCCTTCGGGGGCAGCGTACAATCCTTTTTCCATAGCCATAATAAATCTCTAGTAGTAGCCGCTTCCGCGCCTTTTGAAATACCGTTGTTCTTCAGGCTCGTCCGTAGGTAATCTAATAAACCCACCCTGCCTAAATCTCATCAGCGCCATAACTGTCGAGTCAACCAAATCATCATGGCTCATAAACGGAAATCCAGCAATCTCCTCTATAACCTCTTCTGCCCACCGTGTAGGGGGCACCCAACATATCCCACTTGCTACAATATCAGATACTGAGTTCAAGCGAGCCAGCTTATCACCTGACCCTCTGTGGGGGGTATACTCTGACACGGGTAGCCCCATACGTCTCATCTCTTGGTACAGCGCGGTGCCCGATGACTTCTTCTCCACTATGAACGCATCTGGCTCCCACTCAGCATACTCCTCCATCGCCATCTCTTTTAGCTCTGGAAACTCCATCCGACGCTTTATGCTGTTCAGCAGGATGATGTTGTACGCCTCAGTCTCTTCATACAGGAATACACCCCACGTAGTAAGTGCGGTGAAATCGGCGCGGTTGTGTTTTTCTGCCGCCGCGTCCAGCGACATAATTATGTACTCACACTGCGGTGGGTTCTCTGGCTCCCATATGTTCCACCACTCACGTTTGACAAGTGCCGCCTCTTCTGCGGTAGGTTCTTGCTGGTACTGCGCGTTCCACTGAAACGTAGGCATAGATGCCTTGGTGCGTAGCAGTGCTTCTAGGTCAAAAAACTCAGGCCACAGTGGTTTTTCTACAATCTCATCTGTTTCTTCGTCTTCCACTTCTAATATGGCGGGAAATTCAACCACTTCGTACTCATCTGCCCGCTCATTCTGCGCCATATCGCGTGTAACACGCCCAGTTAGGTCATCCATGTGCCATCTTGTCTGTATTATTGCAACACGGCCCCCCGGCATGAGGCGAGTACGCGCTCCGAAGGTAAACCACTCGTAGGCTTTCTCAAATACAGAGAAATTACCGTTAATTACGTCCTGTTCCGAGTGCGGGTCGTCCACCAACAGCAAGTCTGCACCACGACCAGCCAGTGCAGAGCCAATACCACAAGCGTAATACTCACCACCAGAGTTTGTATTCCACCTACCGGCTGATTTTGAGTCGCTTGCAAGCTGTACCGTAGAGAAAATAGCCTGATATTCGTCCGTAGAGATCAAATTTCGCACTTTTCGGCCAAAATCTACCGCCAAATCGGTGGTATGCGACACCATCATCACCTTTTTGCCCGGATTTCTACCTAAAAACCATGCGGGGAAGAAAATAGACACGAGTTGAGACTTACCGTGACGTGGTGGGATGTTCACACAGATGCGATCTTTGTCTCCCTGCTCAATTGACATGAGCAAATCAGCCAAAATGCGGTGATGTTTGCCAACAATGTAATCTGGCTGCATCCTTTTGCAAAATTCTATAAGGTCATCAAAGGCTTCTTGGTTTACTTTGCGTACCGCTAGCTCATCGACGATACGATTTATCTCTACGACCTCTTTATCTGAAAAGGAATCTAGGTTATCCAGCATGTGCTGAACCTCTTCCTCAGTAAAATCGGGAACGGCCTCAAGCATCTGTGTACTCTGCGTCCTCTATCACGCTATCGTCCGGGTTTACCAGCTTCTCCAACTTACTACGTAACTTGTTACGCAGATCATCCGTAGATTGGTGTGTGACAGTGACCTCTGACTTCTCTGCAAACAACCCTACGTCTGAGATCTTACCTAGAAGCTCCAATGCACGTATGCGTATACGTGGGTCAGCGTTCTCTGACTCCAACAGGAGCTTATTTGTAACTAGGTGTCGGATCTCGACGGCACTTTCTGCAACAGCGTGTCCGAATTCTTGGAGTATGTTGTTTGTAAGTACGAGTGAGGCAGGTGTAAGCGCCGCTGTCTTCCGCGTGCTAGCGATTTTAGAAGTTTTTTCAGGGTCGTCCGCGTAAGCGACAGCAAGTCTTGCCGCCACATCTTCATCTTCTTTGGTAGGTTCAATATCTAGCCCGTGCTCTACAAGTTCCTGCGCCGTATTGCACGCCGCTGCCGCTCTCTCTTTGAGATCGACAAGAGATATGTCATCAGAGTAAGGAACGCCGATTTCGGGTTCTATCAGTAACGTCATAAATTGTATGCAGACTCAGGGGTCGTTGGCGGGAATATACACAAAAAATTTTTATAGGTACAGGGACTTAAATTTTTGGGGTGGGGGGTGTTCCTGTGTATAGGTATTTAGGGAACGGCCTCAAAAAAGCGCCTTGTTTTCGTAGAAATACAATTTATTTGAGTAGATTAGTAATACATAGGCAGTGCGGAGTCACAAGTCGTGTGCGGGGTCATAGGGGGGCAGTGCCCCTTTTTTGTGTAGGAATCCTACACTGATCTGCTGGCCTAGGAAAAACTTGCCTGTAACACGTTATAGCGTAGTATTTATCAGGTCGGTTATCCGACGTAACTTAAACAAAAAAGGAGGCACAAAGTGTCAAACGAAAAAGTAATTGATCTCAAGCCAACAACATTCGACGCGATCTATGAGCGCACTACTAGTTACTTTGAATCGGACTATGCGAAGCGCGATCACCTCGCCTATTTGCTAGGCATGGCATGGTCTGAAAAGTCTATGCGCTACGTGCGAGCGGATCACTCGCCAATGATCCGAGTCGAGGATCTATCCGCTAAGACAGCGAATCCGCAAAAATACGAGGCGCTGCGCCTTGGCTATATCAACGCGAATAGCAATCGACTAGGCAATACCGCATTCGCGGATTTGTCCCTACGCGAGATTTCGGCAATGACTCGCGACGACGTTAAGGAGCACAAATCAATTCTGGCCGAGGGCAACAAAAAACCGCAGACAAAGGCGCAGATTGCCAGAGTCAAAAAGTTTACCGATGCCCAAGCCAGCGCACGCAATAAGATCAGTTCTGGCATGGCGGATATGCGCGATACCGCAAACGTGATACTTGCCAAGCCATCACGCAAATCGGAATCGGCGAAATCCAAAGCGCCTACGCTCCCGCAGCCAGACACCGCGTCGGGTACTGATAGCACTACACGTAACGTCGTTGACGTTGAGATCGAATCGGGTACGGCGACGGAGGCTAAGAGCATATTGCCACCAGCGATCCGCGATCCGCGATTACTCACAATGCTTAACACTGTCTCGCAATACGATCTGGAAAAACAAGCGCGATTCACTGAGGTACTACTTCAAGCAATGAAGGCATTCAACGAGTAACCAACCCACCAACCACACGGCCCCGCTTCGGCGGGGCTTTTTTTTGTTTCTACGAAACCAGTTCCTAGATTAGATGTGCGCCTTAACACAGAGCAGCGGTGCACAGCACACGTTGCGTGTAGGATTCCTACACAAAACCGGAAACCAGTTCCTAGATTAGAGGTGCGGGTAATGTTCGGTTCTAATGTTCCGTAATGTTCGGTAATGTTCGTGTAATGTTCGTTTTTTTAAGGGCAAAAACGTACATTAGTTTGGTGGTATCTGAGGGTATCTGAAAGTATCTGAGGTTTCCCCAGCATAGGATAAGACCTATATATATGTAATGTTCGTTTTTTCTATAAATATATATATACGGTAAGATTTTTACTGCTAAAAACAGAGAGAAAAAGAGAATGTTCGCTTCTCTTTTGCGATCTCAAACACCCATTCAATTCTGTAAAAAAGCGAACATTAGAACATTACTTACTTTTCAAGGACTTACAAACCTACGCGAACGAACATTAACGTACATTACCGTACATTACGCTCCCTACCACCAAACAACACCAGCTACCACTACACGCTTGACATAACACGTTATATGTGAGATACTATATCTGTCGGTTGGGAGACCCACACCGACACCAACTTTGTGTAGGAATCCTACACACAACACTAAACAAAACGGAGACAGCGATGTCAGATTACAACGACGGTACAGGCCAGTGGCACAGCGCGTACATGACAAGCACAAAGAGTATGGATAGTGATTCCCTACGTTATGTCATTGAGGACTGCCGCAATGCTATGCACGCAATGCCGGATAATCCTAAGTGGGGACAATATGCGGATGAGGTGCATTACTGCACGATGGAGTTACGCCGCCGCGCTAAGAAAGTTAGAGATCGACAGTTACGCGAGGTTATGCGCGGTGTCGGGTTCCAAGCATTTCATGGAGAGACCAATGCGTAAGATAGAAAAAGAAGTTATTGGTGCGTTTATCGATGGTAAAGCCAAGACAATGGGTAACACCGCATCCGCACTCAACCCTAAGACCCGCAACTTTGACCTACTACTACACGGTAACCGCATTGCCGTTATGTCGAATCGGGATGGTGTTAAGAAGTTATGGGTAAGTAATGCTGGTTGGTCGTCGCGCACCACACAGTCACGGCTCAACGCGCTGTTCAGTCTGTTAGATATGCCAGAGCGTGTGTATATCAAGGGTGGCACTCAGTACCTAGATTCCTCGCGCCATAACACCATCAACCTGTCGGCACTACGCAAGAGCGCAGTACTTGTATCAGTTCAGTAAACCAAAACCGTGTAGGAATCCTACACAAAACACTAAGCAAAACGGAGGTTCCTATGGAACAAGTAAGCAACATTCAACAACTGGCGGTAGCGCCAATCATCGACCCACAGAGCATCGCTTCTAGTGCGGTAAAGATTAAGCTGAGTATCGGCGAGTTCCGTACCAACAAGAAGGACAAGCAAGTAGCGGCTCAAGCTGCACGCGCTAACGGTGCCAAGGTATCAGCACTCACCGCTAAGAAGGACATACTTGCCGACTGCATTGAGTACCACAACCTAAAGAACTGGATCGCAGCGGTGCCACGCAAGGACTTTGCAGCGGCCACAATGCCTTGGGAGGATGGCGGCTGGCGGCTCGTTACCACATTACGTCTTCTGAACAACCTGCTACCCATGCTGGGTGACTATGAGAACGAGTACAACAACCTGCTTCGCATATTCCTAGAGTCGTATGACTTCGCGGTATCTGAGCACCTGTCCACGCTGGGCGGTATGTATGACCGCACGCTGTACCCGTCCAAGGAAGTGGTACGTTCCAAGTATCGTTGGGAGGTAACCACTGCGCCGATTCCACAGGCTAGCCACTATGTGCTGGATCTTGAGAGCGAGGCACAGGATGCACTCAAGCAACAGTTTCAGCAGCACTTCGACCACACAATACAAGCGGCGGTCAGTGATGTGTGGAACAGGTTACGTGACAACTTGACTGTACTGGTGCGGCAGCTTGCACCCAAGGACGAGGTTGATACACAAGGCAACCAGAAGTACGGCAGGATGCACAGCAGCGTATTCGACACGGCCAAGGATCTAATCAATCTTATGCGTGACTTCAACCTGACCAACGACACGCAGATGGTGGCTGTGGCTGACCAGCTAGAGAGTGCGCTCTACGGCATGAACACTGAGATCATCAAGAACAGCGAGAACCTACGGGTTCAGAAGCATACCGAGCTTCAAGGAATCTTGGCTGGCCTACCATCACTTGATGTGTAAGCTATCTAGGTACTTTGACATAACACGTAGTATCCTGTATAATGTCTACATGATGTGGGATACTACTATCTACAACCAACCGACCGAATGTGTAGGATTCCTACACCAAACACTAAACAAAACGGAGAACAAGCCATGAGCTTATCAACAAGAATGTACGCAGTAAGTCACGATGAAGCAGCACAGGCTGTAGTGGCTAATGGGATGGAACGCAACGGCCAGCATCTGTGGTTTCACTTTGAAGGACTCAAGGGTATCGGTAAGACCACGCTATCAAAAGAGCTTGCTCGACTACTACCCAACCACCAACGGCGTGACGTAGATTGTGTTGCTATCACTGCCGGTGACTTAGGTATACCCAAGTTCAAAGAAGCAGATGAGCAAGACTTCGTGCGCTACGTAGCCAACGAGATACTTGGCCTACATACAGGCAAGCCGCTTATCATTACGCTCGACGAGTTATCCAAGGCTCCGCGTGAGGTGTTACTACCATTGCTACGTCTTGGCCTAGAGCGCGAGATGTTCGGCTACCGGCTGCACCCTGACTCTGTTGTCATATCTAACGGCAACCTGACCGCAGAGAATCTAGGTGACGGGTTCCAAGCACACCAGCTTGACCGATTCACTATCATGGAGCTACGTACTCCGACCAACAAGGAATGGATCGGTAACTTCGCTGTACCCAACAACATAAACCCCATGATCTCTGGCTGGGCGTTACAGACCCCAGAGCTTTTTCAAGATTGGCGTGATGTGCCGAATCCAGATGACAACCAGTACATTGATCACCCACAGGCTGTTGGACGCAGAAAAGGTGTTACACCTAGAGGTCTGGCAAAGTCCGGCTACATACTCGACAACCGCGAGGGCATAAGTGACCACCTGCTCAAAGCTATGTTGGCTGGCACTATCGG